CAATGCAGGTACCACTTGGTTCAACAACCAGGAGTTGTACTTTGACGGAATCAAGGTTGCCGTTGCAAATGGTTTGTCTTCTAACAAAATGGTTGCCGCACAGAAGTCTAACTTGTTCTTCGGAACTGGCTTGTTGAGCGACAAGAACGAAGTTCGCCTGATTGATATGGCTGACATCGATGGCTCTCAAAACTTCCGTTTGATTATGCGCTTGAGCGCTGGTATCCAGTACGGTATCGGTAGCGACATCGTTTACTACGGAGCTTAATCGTTCTTAAAAATCCTGATAGGGGTGGTGGTGTAATGACGCCCCACCCCTTTCTTTTTTAACAAATTAAACAAAAATAAAATGGCTTGTGCATTATCCCTTGGCCGCATTGAACCTTGCAAGGACGTTGTAGGTGGAATTCAGGCGGTTTACTTTCTGAACTATCAGAACTTGACGGTAACTTATGACGTTACCAACACAGACGCTATCGATACATTGGGTAGCGGTTTGACGGCATACAAATACGAATTGAAGGGTACCTCTTCTTTTGAGCAGGCAATCACTTCAAGCCGTGATAACGGAACCACTTTCTTTGACCAAACCTTGAACCTGACCTTGCACAAGTTGAGCAAGCAGTCCCACAAGGAAATCAAGTTGATGGCTTACGGACGTCCTATCGTGATTGTAGAAGACCGCAATTCTAACTTCTTTGTTGCAGGTTTGGAACACGGTTGCGAGGTTACCGGAGGAACAATTGTTACCGGTGCTGCTATGGGCGATATGTCTGGTTACACCTTGACCTTGAATGGCCAGGAGCAGGTTCCTGCTAACTTCTTGGACGGTACTTTGTCTGCTGCTGGTATTTCTACGATTGTTGTTGGTTCTGATTTTTAATGACCTATGGAAAAGGCATTAAAGATTATGAACGGGATGAAATCCCGGAAGATTGAACTTGGTGCGATTGAAGACCTGCGGTTAGCAGTAAAAAAGGTTGAGGCGTACAAACGTGAAATTGATGGATTTATTACAAGATATAATGAAATCAAAGACGAACTCAATCAGTACGAAAACAATCGCAAAGAGTTGATTCGTGAAGCTGAGAACGCAGTATTTAAAAGTGGTGTTCCGTTAAATGCTTTGCAAAAACAACTTGCAGACCTTGGCGCCAATCCGAACGATAGCAGAGAAGTTAAGATTTGGAAAGAGACCACTATGGACGTTGCTACCGCAATACAAAAATTAATTCAAGTTGGAAAATGAGCAAACAATCTATCTATAATATCCTTGCGGCAAAGGCAGAGCCGGTGAAGGTTGAGTTTTCTATTGTCAATGAGATTAGACAAGAATTAGAAAACGATTCAGCCGCTAAAGATGCTCTTACAAAAGTTTTTGAAGCAGAGGACTTATACGAAAAATCTCTTCAAAATCAAAAGCAAATTATGGCCAAGATTGAAAAGGGGATTCAAATCGCAAAGGAACTTGGGGTTGATTCTGTTATAAAGGATTTGGAAAAGTACCGTAACTACTCCAAGGAAAATATGCAGTACATTCAAAGCTCAATTAATAAACTATCTCAAATTGGGGAGTAATCATTAATTACGAATTTAAGAGAGCCATCCTTCGGGGTGGCTTTTTTAATTAAAACAAAAAGCAACAAACGAGTTATTTGTAAGATGAACATTTTAACTACAAGCGCATCAGCGCAAAATTTGCAAATCATCCCTCGCTCGTTTCCTGCTTCTGTATCGGCACGGTTAACGAACGAATCCACCAATACTACCCAAACGCAAACAATCGCTCCTACAAGCGCAAACGGCTATATGACGTTGAATGCTGCTTGGACTTTAAAGGAAGCAAACTTTTACCTATTGGAGGTATTTGATGGCGTAAATTTGATATACAGAGGTCGTGTATTCTGCACGAACCAAACAAACTTCGAGAAGTTCACGGTAAACAATGGCGTTTACACGCAAGAGCAGGCAGGAGATAACACGTTCGTAATTATATGAGCAACATACGATTTATGGCCCTCAACTCCTACGTTAAGCCGCAGGTAAAAGAGGTTAGTGGAAAGAGTTGGATTGAGTACGGAGATGATAACAATTACTTCCAGTACCTGATTGACCGATACAACGGAAGTCCTACCAACAACGCTATTATCAATGGCGTGATTGATATGATTTTTGGTAAGGGTCTGGCCGCAACAGACGCAGCACAGAAGCCAGATGAGTACGCAATGATGATGGGCTTGTTTACCAAGAACTGCGTAAAGAAGGTTGTTAGTGATTTTAAGATGATGGGCAATGCTGCGTTTCAGGTGATTTACAACCAAGACCATTCCAAGATTGTAGGCGTTGAGCATATCCCGGTAGAGACCTTGCGTGCTGAACGTGCCAACGAAGATGGATTCATTCCCGCATACTACTACGCAAAGGATTGGAACCGTGTAGCACAACGCAAAGAGGTACCTGTACGCATTGAGGCGTTTGGTATGTCCAAAGCAGGAATCGAGATTCTATATATTAAACCATACAAAGCGGGTTACTACTACTACGCACCAACCGACTACCAGGGTTCCTTACCTTATGCCGAATTAGAGGAAGAGGTAGCCAACTACCATATCAGCAACATTAAAAACGGCCTAGCACCGTCTATGCTGATTAACTTCAACAACGGAACACCTACCGAAGAAGAGCAGACCTTAATTGAGGCACGTATTGCGGATAAGTTCTCCGGTAGCTCGAATGCTGGTCGGTTCATCCTGGCCTTCAACGATAACAAGGAACTCGCAGCAACAATCGAACCCGTACAATTATCGGATGCAAGCGAGCAGTACCAATTCCTTTCTTCGGAATGTACGCAGAAGATTATGGTAGGCCACCGTGTAACAAGCCCGATGCTTTTGGGCATTAAGGACAATAGCGGATTGGGTAATAATGCTGACGAATTGAAGACGGCATCTATCTTGTTCGACAACGTAGTTATTAGACCATTACAGGAGATTATCCTTGATGCAATAGAGCAAGTGCTATCTTACAACGGAGCGTCTCTAAACATCTATTTTAAGACCTTGCAGCCGTTGGAGTTTAAGGAAGAGATTGTTGCTCCTGCCGAGGTTATTGAAGAGAATACAGGCGTTGAGGATAGCAGCGTTGCTCTGTCTGCTGATGTGTCGGATGAGGTGTTAAACGAAATGTTTGAAACGCTGAATGAATTTGGCGAAGACGAAGACCTGGAGAATTGGGATTTGGTTGACGAGCGTCCGGTTGACTACGAGCAGGAGGAATACTTAGATTCTATTTTGCAGTTTGCTAAGAGCCCCAAAGTAAAGACCGGTGAGGCCTTCCCAAACGCTAAGTCTGACCAGGACGGTGAAACCAAAGACGGCCGTAAGTACAAGATTCGTTACTCGTATGCGCCCGGTAGCACCAAGCCAAATAGCCGTGAGTTCTGTAAATTGATGGTGGAGAAAAATAAGGTCTACCGCAAGGAGGACATTATCCGGATGAAAGACCAGGTGGTAAATAGCGTTTCCAAAAACGGAAAAGGATTCGGGCCACGTGGTGCATCAACATATGACATTTGGTTGTACAAAGGAGGCGCACGGTGCCACCACTTCTGGATGCGGAAAACGTACCTGGCAAAAGCAGAAGGCGTAACTCCTGATGCTAAAAACCCGAATGCTGACGTATCGGTAAACCAAGCTCGCAAGGCAGGTGTAAAGCCAGAGGTAAACAATCCAAAGGTAGCAAAGCGCCCTGTTGATATGCCGCACGAGGGGTTTTTAAAGCCAAGAAAGTAATATGACCTACGTTTACCGTCACCGCAAGTTAGATAGTCACGATGTGTTTTACGTTGGGATTGGTACTATGAACCGAACCCAAAGCAAATACAATCGAAACAAACTATGGCAAAAAATAGTAAACAAGCACGGTTTTTATTCTGAAATAATTGCAGAGTGCGAAACGAAAGAAGACGCTTGCGAACTTGAAGTGTTATTGATATCAGAGTACGGAAGGATAAATACCGGAACAGGTGCATTATGTAATATGACAGAAGGCGGTGATGGAGTAATTGGATTGTCTGAAGAAGCTCGAAAATCGATAAGTAATAAATTAAAGGATTACTATAAAGAGAATCCAGTAGTTGGCAGGGTTGTTTCTGACGAGGCAAAAGCAAAGATGTCAATTTCTGCGAAGAAGCGAGTTGGAGATAAAAATCCTTTTTACGGAAAAAAGCATACGGAAGAAATAAAAATGAACCTGTCTAAACTACATAAGGGTAGAAAGCACTCGGAAGAAGCCCGTGCCAAAATATCCGAGGCATCTCGCTTGATGTGGCAAAAACGTAAAAATTTATAAATAATGCCAACTGCTCTTTTTATCAAGCGTGAGGATATTGTACGCAATACCGTAATCTCCGGTAACGTAGATACGGATAAGTTTATCCAATTTATCAAGATTGCCCAAGAGATTCATATCCAGAATTACACGGGTACCAAGTTGTACGACAAGATTTCTGCGGACATCATTGCCAACACACTTGCCGGTAATTACCTATCCTTGGTAACCGACTACTTGCAGCCGATGCTTATCCACTTTGCGATGACAGAATACCTGCCGTTTGCGGCCTTTACGGTGGCTAATGGTGGTGTATACAAGCATACGAGCGAGAACGCAACAAACGCAGAGAAAATAGAAGTTGACTACTTAGTTGAAAAGGAGCGCACGATAGCCAAATACTACACGGAGCGCTTTATCGACTATATGTCTTTTAATCAATCCCTTTTCCCGGAATACAATGCAAACGTCAACGAAGACATCTACCCGGACAGAGATTCCCGCCCGGCATCGTGGGTACTATAAGGTAAAGAGCGAGAATCTAATCAAACTACAAAAGTATCTCGATGGAAAGTCCAAATAATACAATTCAATGGGGCCAAGGTGCTGCTTACAACGAAATCGGTTGGGGGCAGGGCTTTATTAATAATATCAGTTGGGGGCAAGTTCACCCCAATTCCTACGGACATCCAGAGACGAACCTCACGGGTCAAAGCGGTGAGGCGTATATGTATTTTTATTCACTACGGGTACAGGCAGCAGGAGGCGTTATTCAAAACGCAGCTTGTGCTGAAGCTCGAATCGATGCCTTATTATGAGTTTTTACGATGACACCTCTTGGCTCCTTATTCCAAGTGGAATAAAGGAAGACGTAGTATTTGCCCAAAAGCCCACCAGCGGACTAGGTGACCTCACCTTTACGAGAGCATCTGACGCTACCTATACAGATAGTACAGGGGTGGTTAGACGGAGTCCTTATAATTTGGTGACGTTCTCGGAGGATTTCACGAATGCTGCTTGGCAAAAAGTAACATCTGGTACTGGTGTTATTCCAGTAGTTACCGCAAACGCTGGAATTGCCCCCAATGGCACAACAACGGCAGAACGCATTGTATTTAATGCAGGTGCGTCTGGTGCTTCTCTAATAGCTCAAGATGTAGCTGGAGGAGTTGGATTTACTTTTAGTATTTATGTAAAATCAAATACAGGTTCAAATCAAAGCATTCAACTTCGCATTAATAGTGCAGGTAGTACGACCATTACGGCAACAACTGAATGGCAAAGATTTACAGTTACGACTACTACTTGGGCAAGTGCTATCCGTGACGTAGGACTTGATTTACGAAGTGCCGTT